AGAGGCCTATTGATATTGATTCAGGGATTTTGGTTATGATGCTGTATTTAGACACTCCTGCGACGACTAAGTATCGCTCGTCCCGCATGACAGTCGCCGGCATCCAGCGAAAGTATAGATGTACGTCATAAGGTGTCTGATCCGGAGGTGTGTAGTTTATAATGACTTTTCCGGAGTCCTGTAGTAATACGGCCCGTCGAAACTGAGAATATTCGAACGGTTTAAACAATTCTGATTCTGTCTCGTAATACCGTTCCGTTATCAATGTCAGCTCCAAGTTAACCGGCTTATATATGGCGCCATATATCTGATACAGCTTGTCTATGTACTCCACTGAATCCACGATAGTACGTTCATGGTCCTGCCAATCCCGTTCTGGGCTCGCCTCTACCGCCGCCCCAAGCATATTGACCATATCGGTAATCTCAACATACTTTTGCTGCAGCATTGCGTTTTCTATGTTAGCCATGGTGTGTTTGTAATATAAAGAATTAAATAATAAATAAACAACAGGTATTAATATCAGGTACTTAAATTTTTTATGATTTAGAAAACCCAGCATTATGTAACCTCCGTCCAGCCGTATACTCCGGGTTCCCATACATTCAAATCAATGTCTGACACCCATATTTTGCCCTTATGTTCTACTTTATCGCCTTTGTCATACTCGTCACCAGCTCCATGCGGCTGTGTCCAAATGGGTATACCATTATCATTGAATCCGATTTTCTTATACAACGCCGGTGTTATATCCGGAGGCCAATCCTCTTGACTGGTATGCGCCTGCTCTACTATGTATAGCTGAGTTTCTCCCCATTCATTCACGCCCCATTTGAGGATTTTACCAGTCTTGTAGTTTTTATCAGGCTTCCATTCCTCGTAGAGGTCTGCTATTTCCATAGCTTCACTGTCGGATAGCATAAGGTTATCAGCAAACAACGAAAATGCCCTGTTCATCTGTTGAGCGATGTATATTTTATTCATCCCTACGTACCCCCAGCATAGCGTCTATTATTGATTGCATTTCTTGTATAGGGTCAGGTAAAGGATCTGGCATTTCCGGTATGTATTTTTCTTCCGACCACTGGCCATTTTCGTATTTACGATATATATAATCAGTATCGTATGATGGTATTTCTATCATGTTGTCAGCTTCTATTTTGCCAGACAGGCAAGACACGCCTATGCATAAACTCTCTTCATTTATTTGAGCGTAATAATACATGGTTGACCTCCTTTAGTTTGTTTCCACAACAGCCCAGTTAATATCATTCCCAGCTTGCATAGCCTCGAAACTAAGTGTATTGGGTGATATTAGTCTAGCAGCTATTAAATGACGTGAATGTGCTGATACAGTTTGTGTTGTATTAGTATGAGATATAAATACAAGACATTTATTTATATCCACATTTGATATAGTAATATTATGAGGTGTTGCTGTGGTTGTTAAAGTTCCCTTTTGAATTGATTTAATATTGTCAAAATTTATAACAGTAAAATATACTAAGCTCGCCTCTGCATAATATTTATAACCAGAATACAATTGAATTGTATTTGAATTTAAAATATTAACTTTTGTAAATAGCGCTCCACTACTTTGAGTTCCTGTAATAACAGTGCAATAAGCGAAAGATTTGCTCACATCTATATTGCTTATTGGATGATTTTGAGTAATATTTGCCCCAGTTGTTGAAGGTAACATGGAGGCCCCATGTTGCACACTCTTTATAACACTCCCCCCACTACTGCTACTACCGGCGTTAGCTAAAAAAAAACTACCGTTGTAGTAGCGCAGGGTGACAGGGATACCAGCTTTAAGTTTTCCTTGAAGAGGTATGCCCGCTTGATTATTTATCACGATGAGGCTGTCATTTGCCACGTCGTTTGGCGGAGCAATCGTGATCGCACCATAATCAACCGGAACAACAGGCCAATCAGGTGATGTTATATTGCCGTTTTCATCATACTCCCCCACAGCCGGGGCGCGGGCTACGTTGGACTTGTCCAGTTTGGTGAGTAATTGGGCAGATAAATCATTCTGCGTAATGAATAAGGCGGACATATCTATATTTGCTGTTACATCCTGCGCGGCACCGATTATCGCAATTATATTTAAAAACTTTTCAAATAAATTTAGGCCATTGTCAGCAGGGATTGATTCGGCGTCATTTCCAGCATTAGCATAGCCGTACAATATTTCACCTACATCCGGATCCAGCGCAAAAACACCCAATTCATATAAGTCAAATCCAGCATCTAAACCAAAATTGCTAAAATAACCTCCGACAATTGCTGAATTATTACCAACCACATTCAATCTTGTTATTGGAATATCCTTGACGGGTGCCACCAATGCAGTTAAATCCGCCCATGCGCTTATTGTTTGACCGCTACCCACTTGCATTTTTGTAAATAATAATTGAACGCCGGTCTCTGCTTTTGCTTGTAGTAGTAGTCCGGCGCTCGTTATTTGCGCTCCTTTTGGGAAACTCATATTAACCTCCTTGTATTACCGTCTCTATCGTGCCTTCTTGTACCACGAAACCGTAATAGATGTTCATATCCACATTTTCGGCAAACTCATATAATATCCCTACTGTGGCAGGTTTTGGAACGATGTACCCATTTGATATTAATTGTTGTTCTAATACACCGTGCATACCTATGACAGTAGCTTTCATCGTCATATTTTGATTGTCTGTAATATATAAATCGACATTAGGGAATATGACGTCCCAAATTTCATAAATACCAGGTATGGTCCCGTCCCACTGATTTTGTAACACTTTGGCTTTCAGCACAAGCCTATACACTGTATCATCCATAACCGGCGATATGTCAAATAGCGGTTGAAATGGCAGTATTCGGCTACGCCCTAGTATTTGTCCTACTATGTCCAGTTGAACACCGGTGGCATTATCCATTTCAAATGAACTATTAATATCCACGCTTGATATGTCTTTGAATAGCCATAACCCCACAGTCAGCCATGCTAAAAATTTAGGTTTCTGATGTTGTGATGTAACCTTGTCCAAATAATACTGTATCATGGCGCCACCACCGTTATATTGGCAGGATCGCCCAGTGTAACCTCGTTCCATGCTATGCTTATATCGGAGGTCCCAAGCGTAGGACGTCCTACCTGAATGGAGCCGATTGCAAACGAAGGTGATCTAAGGTCTTGATTTACTGACATGGCAACCGCCCAGAGCGCTGATATTGTTAAATCAGTACCTATGGCAAAGCTGTTGAGATAATTGGTAACAGTCGTTATTACTTGATTCCCTATCTCTGTTGTATAACCTGCCAAGGGTACAACATTAATCTGAACAAATATATCAACATAACTCGGTCTATTAAACCTTATAACGTTAGCTGTACCCATTCTGGATACGACTGATATTTCTTCTGTCCCGTTTGTGTAAGCTCCCGGAGTCTTTTTATTATATATCGCCACAGCTATCTCCGTATTGTCACCGCCCTCCACAACAGCAGATATACTGTTTGGCGGTAATCCATTAGCATCTACAACATTCGTATCGTTCTCATATACTCTTGACCGCGTAACCCCTGTTTGTGCGGCTACAGCCGCCTCAATACCACCAAATAATGACTGGGACGGCATTGACGTTGATAACGCTTGTCTGGACCTTAATTCCGGATCCGTTTCTACTTTTCTGCCAGGCACTGCAGACCCCGGATTGTGTACATCGGACCAACCCGCTTGCGGCGTAAATATCTGGGTTAAGGTATTCGGAAGAGCCAATACAGCGCCTCCTGTCTGGCACTTAGCTGTTACAGTCACCATACCGTTTACGATTGAAACAGTAGGCGGCAGATCCCATAAATATGATTTGTTTTTGTCTGTGATAATACCGTGCCTTATTATCGTATTCGGCGTACCGGTAATTATAACGTCAGCTGTACTCCGGGAGGACACCTTACGTTCCAGCCCGTTTAATTTTACAATAGCGTCCAAACCGACGCCCATTGACCCGCTCGGACCAAATGCGCTGTATGTTTTTTGCAGTAATAGCATTGTGTCATAGGCCATGTTCGATATTATTGAGATATACTGATAATCCTGTGAATCGTTTGTCAATACGATATCGCCGAATATACTTTTTGCCTCTGTGATCAATTTATCTCTGATGTCCGAGTAGGTAGGTACATGCAGTCCCTTCTCGTCTATATAAGGCGCAAGATACATTACAGGCTCACCTCCACGACCCCGTATATTGTATTTGCAACAGCCTGCATATCATACACACGCTTATTGATTCCACTTGAAAATTTCTTTATGTTCGTTACCCCATCTGTATTCATTATCCGATTTTGTATAAGCATATCTACCGCCTTAGTATTTTCATCGGTACCCGACAGCCCCAGTATGCTCTCAAACAGCGGCAATCCATCTTCCAAATCTTCCCACCATTCGCCTAATAACAGCTTTAACCGTGTTTTAATTAATTGGCCCACAGCGTCAACATCAAATAAAAAGTCGTTATCACCGTGGCCAAATACATAATCCCCATCATTGTCAAGTTTTCTATATTTCAAAACGCCACCCCGTTTATTGTCACGTTTCCAACAAAGTTAATTTTGTCGTCTTTTATTTCAATATATGCTGTTCCATCCTCATTTCCAATCACCATTGAATCTTGGAGACAGTCAAACTTTTCATAATTTATCTTTCGTGATTGTGACCATGGGCCCAGTACACAAAATGCGTCAGACAGATCATGTCGACGCCGTTCCATTTGTCCCTGTACGCCCCCATGTGCCCACCATGCGTCTATACACATATCAGAAAATATCACCAGGCACTCATCACCCGATTGGATGGGAAAGCTTATGAAATACCCTCCCGCGCGGGGGAATATAATAGGAACGTCTGTTAATAATGGCAATTGAACCTCCGACTCCAAACCGTCCATGTTGATTATTTCTCGTAAAGCCGGTTGTACGGTTACTGTCTGCGTTGTTTTATTGTAGCTCTCTATAATTCCAGGCAAAGCAACCCGGATTTTATTCGCTATACTATCGCCAAGGAGCCGGTAGAATTCCTCTTGAGAAGCTATTCTTTCACCAATTTTGATCATTTTTTACCTCACCATGGGTTTATATTTCCATCCTGCATTAATGCCGGTATCCCAGCTACCTGCGAAACAGCATTGATTTCCGTATACCAATCGTTCCCTCGTGTATCCCCGCGATGTGTTAACGATATAACACGGTACAATCCGTTTACGTCCAGCGGGGACTGTAATTGATCTACCTGCACTTGCGAGGCCTGAACATACCGTGAATCAATATGTACAAGACTGTTTATTTTGATGCGCGGGTTAAGTAGTGACACGGCCTGGACACCGTTTTCAGTTTGTGTGGGTGCTCCTATCAATCCGGATGTTGGTGTCAGGCTTATTGTCTCTTTCGATGTATCGGCAGCCTTGATTATATTTACCTTACCATCGTCCATGTAGAACTGTGCTTTTTCAGACTTTGCCAGCTGCCGTAAATATTCTTTGGGCTGGCCGAACAACACCCTTCCACGCGCTAACCCCTTTGAAGACAAACCCGATGATATACTGCCAAGTTCCGCAGGGGTTGATACTTTACTGACACACTGATCAACTACTTCACGCGGCGTTACATTTCCACGCAGCGAAGCGCTGATAAAATTAACATTCATAAAACCATCGCCGTCCAGTGACCTTAGCCTCAGCTTATATGTCACACCGTCTTCTTTTTCGCGTATGGGCTGGTAGACAGAACCGTTAAATATAACGCCGTATTGCTCACCCTCATACCCCGCTTCAACAATGCACCTGTTACCCTGTCGTATTATCGTGGTCTCGGTCTTAGGTGCGAGGTTGTATATAGCTACCTCACTGTAATTTAGCTGCATATCCATCGTTTTTTCTATGATAAATGTACAGCGCAATTGTGACACATCCAGTGCTGTACCGTTGCCTGCGGAAACAAGCACCCGGTATCTGCGTCCGAAAAGTTTATCAGGCAAAAAAGCACCTCCATTACGGCATAATAAAAGAAGGCCTGATTGCAGCCCTCATAACGTATTTTGTATAATTTTTCGTCAGTTGACAAAATAATCGTTTTGGCGATACAATAATAGCAATGTGATGTTCCGTTAAGTTTGGCGGCTATATCAGTGGAAAAATAACACTTTCAACCTTGCCGAAGGCGGTGTTATTTTTTTATGTTTTTTATCGCTTCAAACATTGTTACTAAAATTAGTAACGCTATTATCATTTCGATAAGAGCCATAAAATCACCTCGATTCACTTGACATCAATAATTGATGAACGGGTGAATTTTTAGTGATGCAACCGCCTACTCTTATGTAAACATACCTTACTGTACCTAATCTTACTATCTATTTCCTGTTTTGTCTACATCGCAGTGTCACCCCAAACTAATACATAGTCCGCACCCAGATTCGTGTCGTCTGGGCTCCCGGTAATGTTTGTACCTGTGGGAACAACATAAGCGCTGCCCAGTTCCATGTATGCAGGTAATAAATTTGCCGCCGGATACATAGCGGGAAGCAGGGGAAGCGAATCAAGGTACTGTTCGGCCGTATTAGGATCACTCAATCCAAGCCACCAATACCCGCCTTGTGTGTTATAGCGGAGACGGAATAACAGCGATATATTTTTTCCGTCAACGGGGACCGTACAGATGAACGACTGGTCGGGTTCTGTTGTCAGTGGTATTGTTACATACGCCATTTAGGAACCTCCCTTTATCCAACCAGCTAATTGACTTAATAAACTTTGGTTTTTGACCTCCACAGGCTCTACAGTACCTTTTGTCGTGCTTCCAGTTGTTTGCATTGCCGATGATATTTTGACCGTCTTAACCTCAGCTACAGGAATTTCCCGCATTGTAACCACTGCTTCAAGGCCGTAGAGCGTACGAAAATCATCAGGTATACTTATAGCCTGTATCATCATGTTTGAATATAATTCCAAACGAGTTAATACTTGGCACGGTATGCGTTGTGCTTGTATCTCCTTCAAGACATCATAAGCCGCCACGGACCGCGACCATCGGTTTGTAAATTGGCCGGGAACGATTGACTCAGCAGCGTCAGACATTTTTATAGTCAATGTCAACTCTACCGGCTCCATGTAAGCGTGATCTACCATAGCTGCGCCTGTCTGAACCGGGTGTTCGGTCATTTTCAATTTCCGAGTGTGATCTTGACGAATGAAAGCATCAAAGAACCACCCACCCAAATTAGATTTAACATACACAAGATGTGCTATGTTGGGATTTTCTAAGTCAAGTTTGGGATTCATCAAAACGCCCCACCCCCGCCAAACGCTCTTTGTAATAACTGTGTTTGATTTTGATCAATTACTTTTCCGGTCGATACTGGGTCATTGGCATATATCTTAAAATCGTTATTTTGTTCCACGTTAATACTTTTGCCACCGGATGGGGACATCGTGTACGATGGCGGCTGTTTTTTTGGCTGATTAAAATCATATCTTGCGTCTGCTTCAGGTATATTGGCTAAATACTCCTTAGCGTTCTCTTTCATCGTCTTATAACGTGCTTCACGTGCTATCTGTCCTTCAGGTGAATTGGCTTCTTCATTAGCTCGCGATATACTGCCTATTGTTTCGCCCTCTTCAAAGTGGTCTTTCCCTAATACTTTTTTCACAATACCTGTGGCGATTTTATCTGCTGTACCGCTGGCTTTTGATAATATTTTATTCCCGTCAAACCCTTTACCTTGAAAAAAGCTGATTATTTGATTTATTAACTCTATGACACCACTTAAAGACGATATTAACCCCGCGGCACTATCCATTATCAACTCAAACGGATTATCATATCCTGCTGCTTTTGCTATAGCATCTAAGAAGTCCCATGTGGCCGCACCCAAATCTTTCATGCTTCCAAATAGGTCGTTAGAACTTCCCATCAAACCATCAAAAGCACCCTGCAATATTCCACTAGACAGGTATTTATCCACATCTGCCCACATATCACCGAATAGGCTTTCCCCACCACTTTTCCAAGTCTGAAAATCGTCTATTAGCAATATAATTGCCGCTAATCCGGCCAATAATAATCCTAATGGCCCCATGGACAAAAGTTTCATCGCCCCGCCGATGGCCACAAAGGCAACCTTAGCCTCCCGGGGGATTTTATCCAGTAGCCCCAATATAATCCCGCCTGTCCTGAATGTGGCTTCACCAAACCGTATGACCCAGCTTATTATCTCCGCTACCTTCTTTGTCCAGTTCGGCATTTTCTTTTCAGCCGTGTCCAGAAATGATTTAAACCCATTTTTAAACCGATTGAAAGGTCCTTCAAGGTATTTTGTCAGATAATACGATATCCATTGCATAGCATACTGACCCATCATTTTCATCCTGACAAATTGTGTCTGAATATCTTTTATCGTAGACATCTGCTTTGACATATCGTCAGGGGCGGACATACGCTTTCCGGAAGCATACAGCTCGTTAAACCTCGCAGCCAGCTCCTTGTCCATCATTACATCTTTCATCGTGACGCCCATGGCTTTGAGTGTAGCCGTGTAACTCATGGCGCCATCTTTTGCCACACCGTATGTCCGGCTTAGCTTGTTCATTTCACGGTCTTGGTCTGCCACACCGCTCATCATCTTATACGTCGCGGTAGTAATCGCGGTCAATCCGGTTACAAGCAACCCTGAAGCCTTAAAGGTCTTATTAAATTTGGACTCCATGCCTTTTAGGACACCCTGGAATTTCGCATATGAGGAGTTGTCAACAGTATGCTTTAGCGATATTAAATATTCTTTTATTACGTTAGCGCCCGGCATTTTGTTCAGCAGCCTCCTTTGCTCGCCATTCGTTTTCATTCTGCACCTGAATCATCTCATGTGCGTCCATCAGATCAGTCAGTGTATAAGTACCGTCCCAAACTTCATGTTGTTTCCACATACCCACGATCACAGGAGCGTAAAGATACGGATCTACATGGGTAAATTCGGCAGGGATATACCCACAGTTTCGAGAAGTGCCGTAAACCGGCTGTTGTCGAAAAAATCGGACGCCCCCCAGGCTATAGCCTCTTTACATAATTCCAACGTAAGGATAATATCATACTCAACATCCGGAATCCCGTAAGACCCGTTTGAGTTTATAACAGGTGTTGCACCCGCAGGCAAAAGTTCGGAACACGTTTTTAAGCATTTAGTAACAAGGCTTTTCACGTCATCGTCATTCATAGAATCTAATATTGCGACTATCGAATCAGTAAGATCAATGTCATCTTTTGCCAATATCGCCATTTTTGAGCCCAACATCCGCCCTATTTGTAGGCCCGTCATGGCATCGAATTTTTTAATTAAAAATATACGGCCATCGCGTTCAAAGCGTTTCGTTATCTTATCTTCTGACACAGATTATTCCTCCCTGCCATCCGCGAACATAATACCCCAAGTGACCTGTTGGCCTTGTGCTTGGTACGCTCTATCAGGGCGCTTTTGTGGAGATACACCCGTCATAGTGATTGTTTCATTAGGGGCCTTAATTAATAATTGTGCCCGTGCCCATTCCGATGACGGCGCGGTCGTAATATAGTTGTACCATTTACGAAGATAGTTATTTGCGGCAGATGTTTGCTGTACAGCTGTCTGCGCTGTACCATTACCAGCCTTGATTTTTGACACCATGACATGTCCATCAGCCGCCACGTCGTGTGTAGTGTTGTCATTCGACCATGAAACAGAAATGCTTCCCGTTCCATCACCGCTTAGAGTATACGACCCTACGGAGGGATGAGAGAATGTTACTATGGTGTCTGAAAATGAATATACTGTCATATTGTTATGTCCCCTCCTTATCGGTTTACATTAACTTGAATAATTACATGTTCTATTGACCCGGCAAGCTTGGCAGCCACATATATAGGCGGCGCCAACCTTTTATCTCTATCTGTTTGCGATTGATTGATGAACGGTTCTGACATAACCCTGTATCCAGCGGTTAATGTGTCACCCGGATTTAGATCAATGATAGCTGGACCGTTCCACACACCCGGTGAAATAAAACCGGTAGTCATTGCACTCTCGCACGGGGTCACAACAGCGCCGTATAATTGTGCAACGCCTGCGTCCGTCTGTGGTACTTTTGAGGACGACTGCAATAGATCCATAACTGAGTTTTGTAAACTTGCTGAAAGCATATCAAGACCTAACACCTCATCGAACGGCGTTCCGTCTGACATCCATCCCTGTTCAAAACTATACCTGTTGGTCCCCCTCCTCAAATACACATTACCATTATCATCTTTTATGGATTTTAATGTGGCAAAATCTATCGCTTCGGGTTTTACACCGGGTAATGTTTTATATGCCAGCGTAAATGCACTGTTTACGGTTTTTACATTTGCGCCCATTGCGTAACCCAGCGCGGCCGCAGCCGCATTCGGTGTTAGTGTAGAATACTGCCCAAGAGACCGGTGAAACCCAAGAGACTGCATTTCTGCGAATATGGATGGGTCGTCACAGGTGTAAAAATGCGTACTGTCTGGATATGCAGATTCAATAAATTCCGATACAGCTTGAATATCGCTATCTTGCAAGCCACTCTTTGCTATGGTGCAACCGTACCAATCCGTATTATCCGCCCTGCACGCTGCTATTGCATCGGCCAGTTTGTCTGTTCCGTTCCATTTACCTATAACCACGCTTGAGGGCTTTTTAGCAGCACCGAAATATAAGGACGCCGCCTTGTATTCATCCATGCTCGCTGTGAACCCATCAGCCAGCATGTCATTCACACCCGTATATACCTTTGTTAGGCCTGTAAATGTTGCGTTTGGGCCTAAAATTAGCCCTGTATTGAATTCGGGTGCTGCGACCGACACAGGGCTTACATTTACTATTACATTTACAATATCGTCTAAGGTTATCATATATTGCTTTTTACCTCCCCTTTTTCGGTGTATAACTTAATATCTACACCCTGAATTAATGGTACTGTGCTTGTTGATTGTGTCTTTTCATAGAAGTTGGCCATTAAGTTCGAGCGATCCCACCATAAATCTCTAAACTGTTCCGGAAACCGTATCGGTGCAGCTATGTCAGTAACCATATACATACTGCTTTGTTTTAACAGTAACTGCGTATCCGGCATATAGATATAGTTCCGCAACGTGTGTGCGCGGTCAAAGCTATTCGGACCGTATAGCGTCCAGGCTATTTGTATGGCGCGGATGTTTTCAATAGTGTAATCTGCTACTTCTTTTGAAATGGGCGTATGTTTAACCTCAAACTGCCGGTTATAACGGTCATCTTCGTTCGTTATAGCGATGAAACATACATCGTCCTCATGCTCCCATTCAGGATCATTCCGCCAAGGGAATCTGACTGAATTCTCACTTAACTTGTCCTGAGGGTTTAGCCCTAAAGCCTTACAGGTAGTATTAAAAAACAAATCTTCCAACTGTCTTAAAGTGTTCATCGTGACACTCCTATTTCACGTCCATATCCAGCCACCCAACCTGCATGGTGCCATGGTGCAAAGTCGACTATTTTATAATCCTTACCTCTCCATGTAACGACATCGGATGCGCCGGGGGATGTGCCAGGATTGTTTTCCGAACGTGTCACCATCAGTTCATTAGGCAATTTACAACAAAATACCATAGTGGCAATACGCCGATCTGCTTCCGGAAATATCTCAAGCTCTTCATTTGTCGCAGGGTAGACCGCACCATAATAGGTCATTGTTTGAGTATCCGTTATTTCAAATTTCCCTTTCACCCATTCACCCGTTGTGCGCGTCACCTTATAGCTTGACGCAAAATCAGGATCAGTTACCAAAAACGATATATCTATCATGCTACACCCCCGTTACCACAAACGTTATTGATTTTCTCAGCTCATCAGTATCTATAAGAGGCTGGTCACTGCCCTTTTTCTTTATAGTGACCGGGTGATTCGGCGCCCACTTAGGCTTTTTGTCAGAATCCAAAAAGTACGACTTAACCAGATTGGAGGCCAGCATTCCTGCTTTTCTATACTCGGATTTAATCCCGCTCGCATTACCATCCAACGCCTTTTTTGCCGCTTCCTTCAGCGGCTCAGATATTTTATCTTTGTGCTTTTCAATAGCAGGCTCCAAGAACGGTCTCGGAGGTATTCTAAACAATGGGGATCCATGAGCAGTAATATATGCCGCATAAGCTTTACTGTACGGCTGACCTCTGTTAATATCTCCACTCATTTCTTGGATCATCGCTTTTCTTCTTGCTCCGTGAGTGTGGATATAAGCCAGCTCGACATTGTTTATGCCCTCTTCATTTTTACGGCTGCTTTTTTCTTGAGGTATGCCCACCAACACGTCCATCTCAGTCAGAGCTTTAACAGCTTCGGTAATGCTATCCTGTTTGTCTATTTTTTTATCAAGCGTCAAAAACGCATTAAACATATGCTTTCCTCACTCAGTTACCATATGTACATCCCACCAATGCCTACGATCTTTGCCATAGTGGCGAACTGTACACCGTAGGTTGTCAGGTTGTACCCCGCCCATTTCGATAAATCAGATAAAGCTGTGCCGAAGTCATAGGAAACCGACAGCGGACCTACGCTTTTGGACGCTGTCAATCCTCGTGTTTGTCCGGCTGCCATAACAGCGGCAGCTCCTCCATCCGGATCAGCTTGTGTTTGTAAATACAGTGTACAGAAATGTGCTATGAACAGACACAAACCCATTTTCCATTTTTCATTCCAACGGGCTTCCATGACCGAAGCATTGGACATCCCAATAATCATATCCATAAACTCATCGGGAATACCTACATTAGTAAACTGCGGATACATGGTATAAAAGTCAGCGGACGAAAAAGACGGGTTATCACCCGTCCTGATATTGCTTGCCGCGTTTATTACACCTCTGGTATACATCAGTTATCGCCGCCAGATTTTTTCGCATTTGGATCATCATCTGGCGGAGGCGGAGCTTTGGTCTTTTCAGTCACCTTAATGCTGCCATCCTTTTGCCCCAGCTTGAATATCGTGGTCTTACTTACCCAGTTAGGCACTTCGGTAACGTCCTTTACCTTAGTAACAACGACTTCTTGTTTGTTTTCAGGGTTTATAAATTTAAAAACATTTTTAGTAAATATAAACATGTTGTCCTCCTTAAATTCCGTCAAAGTAACCTATTGGCTGGTAGTAGTGCGTTTTAACCTGACCGACATTCGCAACATATAAGCTGTCATAGGATGCATTTGCGATATTCGGGCCTGTCATCGCACGCGATAACGGCGCTAACAACGATGCACTGATGAAACGCTTCTCATTACGATATACAATCATCCTGTTTGTGCCACCTGTACCGGTACCTATGCAGTATCTACACTCACATATGACAAGATCTGCGCCTTTTTGTTTCGCCATATTGTTGTCCTGTAAGAATGTGAGTATAGTTTTATCGGCCTGACCTGAGACTTTTGTTGATACCAGATATGCGTAATTCTCAGGATCAATCAGCACATGATTAGCTACCGCACTGGTGTCATACTCGCTGGCCATCCAGTTCATTGTAACCGCGTAATTTACATCGCTCAAAATCTCGTCCGGGGTTTTTGATTTCCAGGTTGTTGTCCCGCCAGCTCCTGCCGGTACACTTGTCGCCGCAACATTCGGGTTATTTACGATACCGTATGAGCCATACCGCTCATACCCCAGATAGCTATTTTTGTCCATATGCTTGTCAAAATCCAAGCGTATGCCATCATCGTATAACTGTTGAATAGACCTTCCCGTCACGTTTCCACGCTGCTGATCGATAAATTTTATCTGTGCCACAACCTCGTACGGGTGTGTAGGGTATAAGTCCTTGTCAAGGTTTGCCTGCATAATTCTGATTGCGTTCGCTGCGCCTGAGCCAAAAGCAGCGTCGCCTGAACCGCCTGATACTCCATAATCGACATTCATGTTTGCTTCGTTAGATACCCAGCCTCCACCTGTTTCAATCGGTATATCACGGGGGTACGTTACACTGGTTAACGGTTCTCTAAGCGTCGGATCAAGCTTTTCAAGTTCAGATACTAAAAACGCAAGTCCTCCGGATATTGCGTCATGAGTCATTATCGGCTGTCCGAATCCACGCGGTATATTGCTATTACTTCCAAGTACATATGTTTTATCTGGCATTTATATTATCCCTCCTTACGCGCCTTGTCTGGTCAATATAACCAGCTCGGCCACATTATTTACATCTTTCGATGTTGCATATCTACAGTTTGTTAGTTCGATTGTATCATCACCACTTACCGCGACAAATGATCCGGTTGTCTTATCTAAGTATACAGGTCCGTTCGCTTTCGGATCACCTGCGCTAACTTCAACGGTAATAGACCCGATCTGAAATACACTACAGGGCTCATTTGCGTTATACCCTGCTATATCTTGATTGGGGTATATTGTTGCGCCCTTGACTTCTCTGGCAGCGATACCGGCAAAATCCTTTGCCATATAGTCTGCACCAACCAGCTTTTGAACTGTCCCATCAGGCTTAATTACTAGCGGATCGCCGAAATTGATTATATCTGAATCATCGGCAACCGGCAGAGTCCGGACAATCGCATATGATGTACGCGAATAAGTACCCGGGAATCCAAAATTTAAACTTGTTCCTACTACTTTTCCTGGCATAGCTTATTTAACCTCCTTTTTCGTGTGCGGATTTCTGGCGGCATACATGGCGTCAAGCTTTGCATAATCATCACTGTCAAGTGTTTTTTGTGGAGACTCCGCTCTCTTTTTGGCAGCTTCCTGTTGTGCTTTTAAAGCTAATTTGTAACCGTCCGCGGTAGCCTTACTGTCCTTTACGGGTATATGTTTGCGCAGTGCCGCGGTCAGCGCATCCGAAACTTTTTTCTTTTCTGCCTGATTGGACATAGCGGCGATATGCGGTTTTAAATCCTTGATAATACTCTTTAATGCGTCCGCAGTTGTCTGAGATTCTTCAACCGTATCCGTATCAGTTGATTCCAATTGCTCCGTGGGAATCGTAACAGATTCCTCCTCATCGGGCTGGGACAGATCCTGTTCCAACTTCTCCAGTGGATCCTCGTCACCGCTCGGAGCCTCAGCTTTTTCTGATTTTTCCAAAGCATCCAACCTCGCTAGTATTTTCGCCAGTACAGCCGCTAAATCCGGCGCGCCCTCGTCTGCGGCAATAGTGTCCGCAGTTTCTGTATTTGCTCCCATTAGTTCGTCTGCGGCAGCAGCCACTTCTTCCGGATCCGCATCTTTAGCAAATGCCGCGAACATCCTTGGCAACAACGGAATTTTCTTGTTTTTCTTCATTTCAGCCATCTTATCTTTATCCTCCTTCTCTTCAATTGCACCATCTTTTATAGCAACGGTGTCACCTGCGCGGCCACGTTCAACTATGGCTACATGGTTTCCCCTAATTGCACATTGGTAAATCTTTCCATCATCCCCTTGACGATATTCGCAGTTATAGCCACATGACACTTCGCGTTTGCCTGATTGAACCTCATCAATCAATACTGCATCATAAATGACTAAATCGCTAATAACTTTGTCTAAGTCATCGCCAGCGCCCCTTCGCACGTTCTGAGTAGCACCTTTTAAGAGGTATCCCACGTTACTGGGATCTACATCGCCGGAAGGGTGATTATCCGTGACAGGCTTGCCCTCAAAACTTGCTATTGCGGCGGGGGAGAACACTTCATCATCAACACGGTATACCTCCACCAAATCGTTTCCGGTCATACCCGTTTCAGAAGCTTGGTATTTTTGTACGCCGGTGCGTGCTATGGGCACGTTATGACAAATCAAAAAGCCCTCGGGTGTCCGTGTCATGTTCGGACTAAACCGAGAGCCATAATAGGCTTTCAAATAAACTCACCTCTCTATTATTGCGCATTATGCCGCTATCTTCTCAAATTGTGACAGCGTCATTGTTATTATTGCACCATTGACATACACCTTTGCGGGAAACTTCACGTACTTTAAATATACAACAGGCTCAGCATAACAGCGGCAATTTGGCGACTCTCCCGCATGGTAATGCCCTAATGTTGACTTAATACCTGCCAATTGTTCCGGAGCCGGAGGCTCGTCCCAGTGAACAAGCACGCCCTCCAACGCCCTGTGTGCTCTACGTACCCGCTCACCATCCTTGGCAGTACGCCATACGTACCATTTTATATCCATATCTACACAGCGGGCGCGTGTCAATTCCGTTTGCGCTTTACTTACTTCCGTCCTCGCTATCAACTTGGCCTTGTTTACCGTCAGATTGCCGATTTCAGACCGTAACATATCAACAATATCATTTGTTGACCTTACTCCGCTATATGCGGCCCTAGAAATTAATTCTGTGGCTTTGTTGGCCGCGTCAAGTGGAATTGATTTGATAAGCTCCGCGTTTTCTTTTAGCCTGATCGCTATATAATGGCCAATGTACCCTGTACGCTCCTTTTTCAAAGCCTCATAAATCAACCGGCCTTTACTGTTATTCATTGCCGCCTGCCGCCAAGTACGTCCATTATCTGTAAACAGATGTGTTATCATCTGCGTTGCTGTGGATTGCGTATAATCGTCAAATTCTTTACTTGTGGTCATTCTCAGTAAACTATCAACAATCGTCTGCGGTGATGCATCCATATCGATAATAGCATTAATCCATTTTGATATGAGGTTCAAGCTTCGTTCATAAGCTTTTTCTATTCTCCTTGTCGGCGCCCACAAGTCGTTTTTCATTTTTTCTCCTAATTTTTACCTTGCATATTTTTAGAATAGTGGTATACTGTAAATGTATCGACAACAGAAATTCTCCGCTTCGCTGTTAAGCAATGATGGGTATGCGGGCCATCCGATATAGAATAAAGCCTCTGGTATTGCACCACAGGCTTTTATTTGTACCTTGTTTTAAAAGCTGTTAGTAGAAATGTTAACTTATTACCTTTTAATTCGGGTGAAACAATAGCCATTTTACCATTATATAAAATTTCAAAGTTCCCTCTATCATTAACTTTCCTAACTGTGCCTTTTTCAACTACATCAGCAATATCAGATAAAAATTCTTTTGTCTCTATATTTTGTTTTTCACGTCTTGCTATAATGTGGGCTAGACCTAAATCTTCATTACCCCAAATCAAATCAATACCGCCAATATCCTTTCTGTAAAATGCTCCTTTTACATGACCATTTCGCTCTTTGATTAGCTTTTCAATAGCGGCTTTACCTTTGACGTCTTTATATTCTTTACCCATCAGTTCGGTAAGAGATTCGGCGCTATTCTCCTCAGATTCAGCTTTATTTGAGGCGCTCCCGCCGCCACCGGAAGTAAACTTTCCGTTCTTGTCTCTATCGTGCTTACCCTCATCCCAGTCCGCGTCCATCGTGGAACTCGGTGTACCCATTAATCCGGGAAACATACCCTCTCCGCCGCCCGTATCTTTATTAGCGTTGTCAATATCCTCATCTGTGATGTTCGTCCACATCCCGGTCTTTTCAGACGACTGCCGCAACTCTTTAAGTGCGGTGTGCTGGCTTACCAAACCCGCGTTGTATGCCTCAATTATTACCGTCGTGGTATCTTTGGCAAGTGTTTTTAATTCCTGTTCAGTCGGCGGACGCACTGGATTAAAAGCGAATGTCAGCTCATCCGGTATTGCTCCGAATTCACTCAAGCACATAATAGGCAACAACTTTTCTATTACTGGGCGTACTTTATCCTCTTGGTTTAACGCTATACCATCGTAGTAGTTTTGCATATCAGACTCACCGGTTGCGTTCATTCCCGCGGGAGCGCGTCCGAATAATTTTGTCACAGGCATATCGGCAGCGCCGGCAACATCCAGCATAAATTTTTCATAAGCTTCTGCGATGCCTGAAAATGTGTATTGGTGTGTTTGAAAATCATCATTGGGCCCCAATATCTGCATCCCCTGATTATTCATCAACCAGTTCATTGCCGTATAAAAACTATATATATCCTGCATGTCCTTCTTGCTGCCCGTGGACAGCATTTGTTCCATGCCCTCAACTTTCATCGTCCTGATATTCGCCATAAACGTCAATAGTGCAATGTTATACGACACATTATCACGTTTTTTCAGTTCCTCGTATATATGCTCCAGCTCTGACGCACCCCAGTATGTATCCAGCTGCCTCTCAATATTAGGCAACTCGCGGCCTGTAAAACGCACTATACGGCTGTGATGTATGCTTGCTGTTAGTTGTTGGCTAACAACCGCAGATGAAGTGATAATATTGTATGTGTCTGGATACCCAAACTCAGGATCAGAGACATCGTCTACTAACTCCAGACCCGGCGCGATACCACTCCATCTATCCAATATAATCAATCCTTTAAACGTACCAGGCATTATGGTGTCATAATCCAGAGGCTCCTCTAACATATCTTCTTGACCGTCAATTACGATGACACCTGCCGCACCACCATACAATCGTCCCCAACGTAAACCTTCAGTAATTTTACGCCGGATTTGTGTTTGACGTGTTACTTTTTCTAGTTGTGATATATTATCAGGAGACATTGGCGATTCAATCTTATACCAATTTTTTGTCATATCCGCTGGCACTGTGTTGATTATCCTTTGAACTATCCAGTGTGATCTGTACAGCGTGTTTAACAGCATGTAGTTCTGCGATAGTTGAGTTCTGGTATAATCTGTGCCCTCCATAACATTAGGCTGCCCAAAACCAGCGCGGGACATTGGATTTGTGAAATTATCCATAGTAAGAACAGCTTGAGAGGTATTATCACCGGCATGATTGCGGTCATATGTCCGTATTCTGTTTTTTTGTTTATAACGCTTACTCATGCAATAAACCTTCTCCTGTTTAGCGCCGTATTTACTAAGTACCTAAACGGATCCATACAATGGTCATTTTGTTTTACTGGCTGTTCTACGCCACGTTCTGCTGCCTTTTTATCCCACTGGTACATCCTTATCTCCCGCAAAAAGTTTACACATCGTCTATTTACGTGAATCTTGCCTTGTGTTATCAATGTCGCGACTCTTCTTATCCCGTCATTCACATCGTTATCAGCGTCTCTGACTCTATACCCTCGTCCGCGTGCCTCAACCTTGAAGCTGGCGGCTGAAGGGTCTATTATTACATAACGGGGAGCACTGTCCTCATCGCTGCCAATAAACTCATCCAGATCATCTCCATACTGTGTATCTGATTTTTGGGTCTGCGTAACCGAGTCTTTGCTGGAGTAATAGTATTCATTCTCAATCCAAATATCTTCACCGTCATCATAAATATCCAAGAACACCATGGGGTTAGTGGTACCGTAGTCTACAGCTATATAACGCCTGTATTCATAGTTAACCGGTAAGGTGTCATAGATGTATTTATCATCCCACATGTCGTATATGACACCCTCGGCAATTACCCATAATCCTTGAATGAATCGTGAGTAGAACACTCCGGAGAACAGCGACCTATACCGCTGTTTCATTTGCTCGGACAACGATGGATTATCATCCATCGTAAAGTGCAGATACACCAAATTCTTTGTATTACATTTTTGGATCATATCGGTGTAAAACCAATGCCCTGGACCTTCAGGGTTGCAGTTAAACCACAGCTTAGACCCTTCAACCGAACACCGCGCAATACCCTGTTCTACGAATGATTGTGGCATTAACGCCACCTCATCAAACAATATTCCTGCCAATGTTATACCCTGTATAAGGGTTTGGCTGGATTCGTCACGGCCTCCAAAAAAATAAAACACGTTGTAAGTGTCTCTTTTTCCGATCACGACGAGGTGTTCTCCGCGTCTTTCCTGTATCGTATAACCTCTGCTCAGCAGCATTATCCGAAGAGGCAACCATACATTACGTCTAAATGAACCGATTGTCTTACCACACATTGCCATATTCTGGAACTGGAATCGCTCCATCGCCCATATGACGAAAGACAGCGATGTGGACAGTGTTTTCCCGCTACGTATGGCTCCATCAGCTATAATCCCGTCTTTATCTTTTACCGCACTGCCATCACACCACCAAGTCAGTACCTTTTTTTGTTTTTGTGAAAAAGGCTTAAACTCAAATACTCCAGGGCGTGTCATTCTCCGCAGGTATGCGGCAGTCTCAATCCTCTTCTTTTTCAGGTTCGCTATCCGCTGGTCTATCGTCTCCCACAACGCCGTCATCTGTACCCCACACCTCCCCAGCAACGCTGGTTAAAGCGTCAATGAAATTGTCTTGTGCAGATGCAGGTGGGTCTACAGTTTTCTCTTTATCCCAAATATCAAGCTCAAGACGCCGTCTTTCGATTTCAATCCTGTGCTGATCATACGCGCTCATGCCGAGAATATTAGCCAAGGTTGACAAGGCTTTTGTCTTGTCATAGGTTTTTACTTTAACTCCCCATTGATTCTGTTCATAACCGGATATAGCACCACGCTTATCTCTTGGTACTTTGTTAGTGTGCTTTACGTTTACGCCCACATGCGTACGTTCCTCACCGTCATAATCTTTATACTTTACCTCTCCGTACGACGCAAAGTCTGTGCCGTTTGAAAACGCAAGGGCTTCAAGCTCTTGCATGACTCTTTGCCGCAGGTCTTCTGTTTGATCTACTGCTTTATTATTTATTTTGTCTAATAACTGGTAATACCTTGACTGTACCTTGACCGTGTTAAATAAACTGCTGGCCTTTTCGTCAACGCTTTTAGCAGTTGCATTTTTTATATTAAAAGCTGCTTTATACGCAGCTCTCTGACTCTTACCTCGTAGCAATTCCTGAACAAACTTCTCTTGTTTCAGAGTTAACCCGTCATTGGCCATCCTCACCACCTTCTTTTTTAGGCATAATAAAACCACTCCGAAGAGTGGCCATTGTTTTCAAATTCTAACGCTTTTTATTATAAATCAAATAAATTCTCATTTGGTCTCATTTAGTCTCATTTGGTCTCATCTTTTTCAACCAAATATTTTATCCCCCGTCCATGCCATCTATGTACCTGTGATTTAGAGTAATTTACAGCACGGTACACCGCCCCCCAACTTTTATTTAAAACATATTTTTCGTTGAATATTCTATACACGAGATTGTCATAATTAATCAAATCCGCCAACATAACTTCAGCTGTATCAATAATATGTTGTGAAACTTTTAACATCCCAATAAACCTATCACGCCGTTTTTCGTCTAAATCTATCTTTTTCTGGACGATACTGAACGCAGGATCAGATATCATTCCGACCGATGGAACGGTGGCAATGTTTACAGCCCTGATATACGAAACCTCCTCAATGGCTCTGTTAATCTGCGTTAATTCTGTGTTGAGATAATAATAATTCCATTTTGCTGAATGGTACTCTCTAAGTACCTTCTTGATTTCGTCTTTTGTCAAAAAAGCTCCTCCTGATCATTTCATTCGAATCAATCATATACTTCTCCCTTGTTCACCCGTTCAAACGTATAAACCCATACCCATGGATTATCATCCCATGCACTGCTTTTCTTTTTACCGTTTATACTATTCCATAAATACTTGAAATCACATACTGCCGGATATACATAGCCATTACCCAAACAAGATGTACATCCATAACCAATCCCATTAAATCCATCACTTCCAGTTCCGTTACAATCAGGGCATTCTAATGACGAACAGCCTTCCGCCACCGCATCCTCTTCACTAATATCTTGCAACCGCTCAACCCTTACATCTGTAATCCTCAGAAATATCCTTGCGACGGAACGTGGCATGTACATTGGCGAACGCCATTTTTCCCTCTTTGTATCATAAACAATGTTGCGAATCAATTCGTCCGCTTTATATATATAATATGATTCTATTGTGTATGGCGCATAAGTCCATGTTTCCCGCACATACCATGTGTCTCCTGCTTTATGTGGTGCATAATCCTTTGCCACATCGTTAAACCGGTCCAGATTAATATATGTTTGTTTATGCTCATGCGCTCTAAAGGCATAACGTATTTTACTGTCACCAATGCTTTCCGGTTGTGGGTTCAATACTCTACGTGTTTGCGTTTTATACCCTTCAAGTATCGCTTGTACCATCGGCGTGCTGAATATAATGCCCTTTTCATTCATCATCGAAATCCTCCTGACAATCACAGCATATATCAACCCACTCATCGCCGTCCTTGCGTGTCTTCCATCCTGCTTGTTTCTTTTCCTCAACCGCGTCGTCGAAATCATCTTCACCCGGCAATTCTTGTTCGCATATATCACACACCGCTACGTACTTGCCGTATTGCTTTATAATACTCATTTTGTCCTCCTCCACAACCACTTAATTTATTTTCTATATTTTTCAATCCTTGCCTTAACAGCGCCCATAAACGCGTCCTGACCGTTTGCTTTGGCACGTAAAGCGGCTATGACATCCTCGTCTATCGTCTTGTTAGCTATCAAGTGATGAATGATAACCGCTTCCTTTTGTCCCTGCCTATGTAGCCTGGCATTGGCCTGTTGATACAGTTCACAACTCCAGCTTAACCCAAACCAGACAACAATATGCCCACCGGCCTGAAGGTTCAAACCATGACCAGCTGACCGGGGATGTGCCAGCATAAGATGTATCCGGCCTGCGTTCCACTCAGCTATATCGTTCTCAAATTCCAACTTTCGCGGGCCGTATTTTCTGAGATCCGTGAATATCCGGTTATGGTCGTGCTGATAAGAGTAAAACACTAAGACTGGCTGACCATTCGCACACTCAATAATTTCTTCAAGGGCTTGAATTTTCAACGCATGTACCTCATGATACGCGTGCTTTTCGTCATACACGGCCCCATTTGCAAACTGTAACAGCTTTGTTGACAGCGCGGCCGCATTTGCGGCCGTTATCTGTTCCTGCTCCAATAGCTCCATAACCCTAGTCCGCTCAAAATCGTCATACGCTTTTTGCAATTTTTCGTCAAAGACAACAGGTATAAAATTATCAACACGTTCGGGCAAAGTAAGATGGTCAACGGTTTTCATAGATATGCAAATGTCACCAATTTTTTTATAAATCTCCTCCTCACTCCCGGGAAGCAATTCATATTCAAAGACGATATTCCCATTACGCCGCCCAGGACGAAAATAGTTACTACGGTATGCGGTTACGGATTTCCCCAAACGTTCGCCCCGGTCCAAAAGATATAGCTGAGACCACAGGTTAACCAGCCCTTCTGTGGCAGGGGTACCCGTTAACCCGACAACCCTGTCCGCATTTGGCCGCACCAGCCGAAGAGCCTTAAACCTTTGCGTTCGTGGATCCTTGAAACAGCTCAGCTCGTCAATGATCAGCATATCAAAGTCAAAACCGGATCCCAAATAACTGACAAGCCAGGCCAGGTTATCGTGGTTAATGATGTATATATCAGCCTTAGCCCTAAGCGCCGCGATACGGTCTTTCTTTGGCCCTAATATCTTTGACACTCTAAAATGCCTAAGATGGTCCCACTTTTGTATTTCTGCTGGCCACACATCCCGGGCAGGCCGCAAAGGCGCCGTAACTAAAACTTTAGACACCTGGAAACAGTCATACATCAACGTCTCCACAGCCGTTAGTGTTGAGACCGTCTTGCCAAGGCCCATCTCCAAAAACAAGCCACAACCGGAATTCTTGATAACATGTTCAGACGCAAAGTCTTGATACGGATATGCGTTATACCTCATTTGGCAACACCTCCCTTCGGCTACACAGCATGTGTTTTATAATATCAAGGCATTCACGCAAACCATTCTCACCCTCAAGCAATAAATAATTATGCCCTAGACGAATCACCATATCACGTTTGACTTTTTGTAAGGGGCTGATCCTACCACCCTCACGTTTCAGCTCGACGAAAAATACAAGCCCTCCAGGTAACAACACTAATCTGTCAGGCAACCCTGATTGATAAGCAGCTGATAATTTTTCACACCTGCCACCTATTTTCTCAATTTCTTTTTTAAATTTATTCTCTATCGCTTTTTCAGATAACATTCCTGGCCCCCAATTTTTTCACTGGACAAGAACCAGCCTCACACGCGTATATGAGTATAATTTAATTTAACATATATTTTCTACTATATATTACCATATACATATGTTAATTATGTTTTATTCTTCTCATATACAATTCTTGTCCTGTTGTCCCATATACGTCTGTAATTACTACTATTGATATTTTTCCCGGCTGGGACAAGTCTTGGGACAATATTTTTTTCTTGTCCTACTGTCCCGGGACAAAAATTCTTGTCCTGACACTGTCCCGTTAGTTTGTCCCACGAATATATGCCCTCTGTCTCCCATATATTGGTAGATATATTCGTCCTGTACCGCTGTCATAATTTCTCCAATTTTCGATCTTTTTCATAATTGCCGTTATCTCATAAGAATCAATTTTTCTCATTTGTGATTTATCTTTTCTGAAACATTCACACCAAATTTCCATATTACATACAACCTGCCGTTGCTCTGTGCCTATGGTAGAAAGCGTATTATCATCAAAGAATTCGCGTCTTTTAAATAGATCCATGATCTCCCACTCTCTGGGGAGAAGGGTGTTAAGATACTCCCTTACCAGACCTTCCCTGTCATCGCTCTCCATCGCCTCTGTTTGGCTCTGTATCGCTATCTCCGCCGCACCATCTTCCAAGTATAATTTTTCTCCTGCTTTATACAACCCAAGCACCTCAGCCCAGATTTGTTCTACTTCACCGTTCGTGATTTGCCATGGCTTTTCCACGCTATCCCCCGGAGTCCTGACAGGCCATACGCGTCTGTTACCGGTCGTGTCTCTAAGGAACCCATCTTCGGCGTTCGTCGTGCCTACGATAATACAGTGGCGTGGGTGGGATTCAACTACAGTACCGTATGCGGCCCTGAACTTATCGTCTTGACGGGATATGAATGATTTAACCATTTCCGACTCCGCTTTTCTAAGCCCGGCAAGTTCGGCAATTTCAAGACACCAATTCTCAAGCAGTTTTTCGGCGCCGGTCTTATCCTGCATATCCGCGATTGTCAGGCTGTCCGAGTGCCACTGCCCAAATAGTCTGGACCAAAACGTGGATTTGCCTATCCCCTGCGGCCCGATAAGTGTAAGAAGGTGGTCAAATTTTACTCCTGGCTCATATATACGTGCTATGGCCGCGGTCAATGTTTTCCTCATTGCCGCCCTGGTGTAGACATTATCTTCAGCCCCCAAGTACTTAATTAACAGCTCATCCACACGCCTTGTCCCGTCCCATTCAGGCAGTGCCGCCAAATAGTCTTTAATAGGGTGAAATGCTCTTTTCTTGGCTGCTGTAATAACGGCGTCTTTGGTCTTTTGCGGTGAATAGATCCCGTATTTGCGGTTCATGTAGATACGCAGAGCGGCTATATCTGAATCGTTCCATCCGGATTTAGTCTGTTCCCATGGAAGGTTGCCTGTAGGGTGTATATTGTCCCGCAGGCTGTCGAAGGCAATGCTTTTTAGTTCAGGATCATGCTCAATAATAACCTCATAGTTAACGACTACGTCCCGAATATGGCCTTTCTTGTCAACATCCAGCAGCCCCAGCCAAGCGGTATCTGTTTCAGTGGCCTCCACGCCCTCAAAATCGTCTTCTGCGGCCTTGATTCGTTCGATAACAGCTAATTTCTTTGTCTCCGTATCCTCGCCGCATAAATCCATCATAGCTGTATAGGAGGGCAGTTTATTTGTGGGTGTGTGGATGTCGGCCTCTTCATCTCTCAGCCCGAATTTATGTACCCGGACAAGATCAAAAGCGTTGCACAATTTACCGTTTGCCGGATCCGTGCTGTGGTGGGAATACGCAAACTTGTCATCATACACTACGAGACCGGCAGCGGTGGAGCCATGACGGTAAGTATAGCGGTTATTATCACAGGCGTCGTACTCATCGTTTAGAAATGTCTCAATCGCTTCCTGGATGGTGTATGACCGACAGAACGCGCCGATCAGCCCGGGTTTCTCCAGTGGATCTCCTTGCTTTTTTATCTCTCGCCGTATCTCCGCGTGAAACCGCTCACTCTGCGGCCAGAATGACGCGTCCTTCCAATCCTGGTATCGGCCTAACAGCTCATCAGGATTCAGCCACGCCCCATCACACTCTAAAAATATATATTCGCCGTCCTTTGACGTTGATGAGAAATACATTAGCCGCGCCGGTTGGAACGTTGTGTCATCGAAATTCTCTATGCCCAAATCATTCGCAAGCATACGGCAAGCTGGTTCATACTCGTCTCTTGTCAGCTCACGCGACACAGGTATTACAAGCCGTAAACGAGGTTTTGCGGGACTGTGGGTGTGGGTTGAGTATAGAATGGCCGCACAGCCATATAGCATTGTAAAGGTTTCCCAGAGTCCTAAGTTACCGTGATCGATGTCGAGAGTTATAAGGCTCTTACAAAGAACAGTATCGTCTTTGCGTTTACCTCCGGCCAAAGTTCCCCCGACATACCCGCCAACGTCTTTTATATTATCCCGATGTGCCTTAGACATAGCCATATACTCAGCATAGGTTTCGTGTGTCCGGAGTGTTTCGCGGAACATATTAGCGAACTCAGACCATAACATGGTTTTATTCTTCCAGGCGGTCTCCTTGCGGCTCCGGCCTGTTGCTATTGCTATTTTACCGTCCATTGATGTTAGTCCTTCCTGTAGTACTTACACTCAAAGCCGTCTCCTTTTAACGGTAACCCTGGGGCCCAGGAGAGCGGTACGCCCAGGATAGAATTGATCTCATTCAGACAGTCCTGTCCGTCTGGAACCTCAACGACTATCTCGTCGTGTACATGTAACACAATTCGGTATCCCGCTTCATCGATACGCAACATTGCTTCAGCCAGACAGTCACGGGCAATCGCCTGGACAATGTTTTCGACAAGCTTTGCGCCGTATGTTTCCAACTTTTCGAAGGTTCTGGTTGTTTGGTTAGTACCCATATAAGTTATTACCTGATAGCCCTTAAAATTGGTTTCAGTGTCAGCAAACAAATAGCATAACTCCCGGCCAGAGGGCAGTTTTATATACATATGGCCGCGGTTATATGAAAAGGTTATTTTATACCTGAATTTCTCCGTCGTTTTTTCCTTAATCGCTGTCCCTGCCGCTTCACGTGCCATACGCCATAGTTGTACAATTTTAGGATTTGCGGATCTCCACAAGCTAACCAGGTCCGGAAGCTCCTCTTCCGTGAGCCCCATTTTAAGGGCGCCCATGCTGATTAATGCGCCGGTACTGCCACCATAGCCGAGTGCCAATTCTGATATTTTACCTTTTTGCCTCAGTGGTGAGTCCTTTGTAACAGTCTCAATTGGCACCCTAAACATCTGACTGGCCGATGCCTCATATATCTTTCCGTCACCGTTAAAAACGTCCATACGCCACCTTTCCCCCGCAAGCCATGCAATTATCCGCGCTTCTATCGCAGAGAAGTCGGACACGACAAATTTGTAGCTCGGCGCCGGTACGAACGCTGTCCGGATTAATTCTGACAGGACGTTTGCCACAGAGGGATATAAAATCTCGAGGGAGCCATAATCACCGGCCAGTAAAAACTCACGGGCTGTTTCGATATCGGGTAAATTGTTTCTTGGCAGGTTATGGACTTGTACGAGTCTTCCTGCCCACCGGCCTGTCCTGCTTGCGCCGTAGAACTGAAAGAGTCCCCGTATACGGTTATCCTCGCATTTACATGACGTCATTGTTTCGTATTTAGCGATACTGGTCTTGGACATTTCCTGATAAATGTTTAAAAATTCTTTACACTCGGGTTTTTCTACAGCGCTAATTACCTCTTCAATGTTTTCTTTTGTTATACTATCAAACTGTTTCCCCTCATAAGTTTTTAACCATTGCTTTGCCTGTATTCCGGAGTTCGGGTTTTCCAAATGCGTGATTTCTTTTGCACGTTTTAACAGTTTTTCATTCATCCAGGTGTTGCAGTCAATGGCATTTTCAATGAGCTGGGGATCCACTTTGATTCCACGGTTATTTATCTCTTGATCAAGACGCCAGAGGGCTTTTTCTTTTTCCGGGATTTCGTAATTTATCATCACTTTTTGTCTGATTTCGCGTTCAACCTTAACATCTTGTCTACAATATTCTTTGAACTGTAGCCATTTATCGGGTGCGTGTTCGGGTAGGTTATGGGTGCGGCCGCCATTAATCTTAGTGGGTTTACAGGGCATACTGAAATACTTTATAAGGTTTTTACCGGCAGCGTCTTTTTCGTTTCTCATTTTCAGAACTTTTGAAACGATGTCCAGTGAGCCGTTAATACCCAAATACAAGGCGTGTACCATTGTGCATTGCCATTGTAACAGATCGAATTTACGTCCCAAATGCTTTTCCAGACATCTAATTTCGAACGGTGCATTAAATGCCGTCTTTAAACAAGCATCTGAAAAAAGGTCCTCTAAGATGTCAGGGGGCATATCTTCACCGCAA